GATGATGAGCTTCATCTCGCTGGCACTCAGTCTCCCCAGACGCAGCGCATGCCACTCCGTACTGCCTTGCTCGACATCGCGGTGGATGGTGACGGTCATAGCGCCGCCCGATCCGTGCGCGCACGCATGAAGTCGCGAGGGGCCACGGTGACGACGGTATCGCCTTCGATGACGAGCTTCTGACCGGTGCCGATGCGAACGACGTGGGCGCCGAAAGCGATGGCCGTCTCGATTGCGCGGGTGTGCGCCGCGATGGCGGACCGGGCTTGGCTGACGGTCAGGGCGGGGTTGACGCGTTCGACCCAGCGCTCGGCTGCGTGCATGGTGACGATCATCACGACTTCCGCAGATCTGCGAGGGCGCGCGTCAGATCCATGCTCGCACGACGGATCTCGCCACCGTTCTTTGGCGGGAAACTGTCGTCGATGTACGAACCGGCGTCCTTGCCGTAGAACTGGCGGGTGACGGGTTTGGGGAGTGCCTTGGCGCGCTTGAGGAAGCGTTCGGCCTCCGTGATGGCAGTGGCGAGCTTGGTACGGTTCATGCTGCCAAATCCTTGCTAGAATTGCGCTCAGCAGCCCGCTCAGCCCAAGTCCGCCCGTCTGCACAGCGCAGAGGGAAGGGCGAGACGTAGGCGCCGGGGATGAAGGGGCGAGCGCGGGTGAGGCTCTTGATGCTTGCGGGGACGGTCATGCGTCACCTGCGCGGGCGAGCGTGGCGGCGACGGTCTGCATTTCCTCAATGCGCTTGACCAAATCGTAAGCGTCATCAGCCGCGTTGCCCTGCGAGTAGTAGGGCTCCATCATTCCGATCAGGCTTTCGATCTCGCCCACGACTTCATCAAGGAAGGCGCCTGAAACGACATGCTGGCGAAGGGGCCGCGCCGCCTTTTCGATCTCAGCAGCCTTTGCAGCCGCAGCGGCGCGGTTCTTCTGCATCTTGGTGACGCGGAACACTGCCTTTTCGAACTGCGGATGGGCCGAACGAATATGCTGCCCAATGCCCGAGCCCGAAAGGCTCTGGTATGATTGGAACATCACGCGCTTTTCGCAGATCGGGCAAGCGACTTTGCAGCCAGCCGTCAAAGCCAGAACAGCGGCCTCGGCTTCCGGCGACAAATCCTCCTGAACGACTCCCCGCTCAGCAACACAGAGTGGTGTATCGGTCATCAGATATACCCCAGCTTGGCGAGCGCAGCATCACGGTGCGCGTCGAAATGAGAGTTTGCGAGATCCCGGTTGGCCTGCGTCTCAGCGTCCAACTCGGCGCGGAAAGCAGGCTCGTTCCAGTACCGGGTGATCGTGGGGAACTGGTCCTCCAGCGGCTCGAACATGCGAACCGGGGTGGAGAAGAAGGTGGCGGGGGCGTTCACAGCGACACCGCCTTGGCCTGTGCCTCGTCAAACGATTGACGATCGTTATTTGCCTTGAGCAGCGCATGGCTAGGGCTATGGTGGTCAATGCCCTGGTAGCATCCGTTCTCATCGTGCAGAACGACGCACCAGAACGGGTCGCCACCAAGGGTGCCGGGGTAGTAATCCAGCCGTACCTTGCATCCCAAGCTGGTGCTTGCCGACTTGAGCAGTGGCCCGATTGCATCAAGCAGATCGCAGGCAAGTGATGGCGCACTCACGCTGCCACCTGCCAACCATGCAGCGCACGGTCCTCGCAGTAATCCATCTCCCGCGACTGAGACTGCAACGACACCAGCGCACACTCAGCGCGGTCGATCTCGTCGCCGTCCATGCGGTTGAAGTCGCGACCGTTCAGCACGGCCAGCATCAGCGTGATCTGCGCCGTCACCGGCAGCGACATCACGATCGCCGTCACGTCCTGCGCGGACTGAGGCGTGAGCTTCTGGTGCGCGCTCATGCTGCGGTTGCCTTGGCGAGCGTGGCGCGCGCTTCATCAGCGTATGCCTTGGCTTGGGCAGCTCTTTCGAGGCGCAACATGCCAGTGATGTTGAAGCTGGACTCGATCATTTCGGCGCACCGATCAAAGCGAGCGACCGCCTTTTCCAGGGCCTCCAGCAGATCAGGCGCGGCGTCCGAAAGCTGCTTGGCCGACCTCACGTGACCGGCCTGCAATTTGCGGCAATCAGCATCAGCAGCCGCCATCATGTCAGCGCGATACTGGCGAACCGTCTTGCCATGCCGGCCGCAAACGTCGTGCGTGCCGTTGGTGTTCGTGCGGACCCAGTACGGACCCGTCACGTCCTGCGCGTTGGCGGTGGGGGAGGGGGTGTGACGGGTCATGCCGACATCATCCCGCGAAAGATGGCAGCCGAAGCTCGATGCTCGTTAGCTAGAGCGACGTATTTGTCGATGCGTGCTTCAGCAGCGTTCGAAGCGCTAAGGGCCTCGGTATCCAGAGCATAGATACGGGCCTGCTTGTCGTGCCACAGTGCGGCAGCCTCCAAGCCTTCGTTGCGGGGCCCGCTCATGCTGCGATCTCCAAGCGAAGAGCGTGAGCTGGCAGACGGTTGCGAAGCGGACCGACGCCATCGGCAGCCTTAGCAAAATCGCGAAGCATGGACGCGGTGGGCTTGCCGGCGTTCCAACGCTTCCGGTTGACGATCACCTTCGCGACCAGGCAGTCGGCGCCGATTACGCCGAGATCGTTAGTGGTGATGCCGTAGCGCAGCGTGCGACCGCAGCAATCACACTTGGCCCCTTCGCGAAGACCAGTGATACTGATGACGGTGGTGAGATCGGGGGTCTGGGACATAACGCCTCCAAATCAGCGACTGGCCGGATGCCGTTGCTGTCTGGAGTGTTATCGTTGGGAATTTATGACACGTCAAGCGGAAGTATCATAAATTCCCAACTTTATTTTCGCGCCTCTACGTTCATCGGTTGCAATGTAGGATTACAGGTAAGAGAACAGAAGCGGAACATCGCGGGAGGTTGTCGTGCTAGACAGAGTCGAACTTGTATCGCCAGGATGCGCGCGGGGCTGCGATCCCTGCTATCGATTGTGCGCCCGCGCTAAGGTTATCGCTGCGTATTGGCAGCGCGAGGAGGAGCGCCTGCTTCGGGATCGTCCCGCTCTAGCAGCTCGACATCACCCGACTTGGTTGGACGATCTGCGGGAAGCCCAAGAACACCTTGCACGGCTTCGAGCAGAAATGCTGGGCGATCCGAAGGCCGCTTCGGAAGAGACATCAAAGCGTATTGCAAAGCCTTTTCTATCTCTTGTGCCTTCGGTGCCAAAGCCACCTTGCCATGGGCGTCCGGCAAAAAGAACTCGGACAGCGTGACGTTGGCAACTTTCAATACCTTAGACAAATTCTCTACGCTCGGAACGCTCGGCGGTTTTGTCGGCGTACCTCGCATATTGGAAAAAAACGACGGACTGACATCGGCCTCGGCCAGCCACTGAGCTTCGCTGAAAAGCGGAGGCTTTAGTGGGGTCAGGCGGCGAGCCAGTTCCAGCGCGAGCCGTTCTGATTCGAGCTTCTTTTGAGTGCGTTCGGCCATTCCGCGTATATCCCACGCAGGCGCTGACCGTTCTATTTCATATATTCCCAACATCAGTGCTTGAAGCGTTGGGAATTTATGATACATCTCGTCGTCATGAAGATCATGACAGACGCCGAACTGCTCGCGAAGGTCGAAGCCTTCCTCAAGCGGACGAAGATGCCAGCTACCCGCTTCGGTCGCGAGACGATGGCGGACGGCTCGCTGGTCACGCATTTACGGGCAGGGCGTTCGCTCTCGCTGGCGAACGCTGGCAAGGTCGTTGACTTCATGGTCGCGTATCGCGCCCCGGTTGCTCCCAAGCGTACCCGCAAGCCCGCCGACGCTACCAGCGATCGGGTCGCGGCATGAGCCCGCAATGGGAAACCTGCCCTCGCCATGACTGGCAGGAGCGCGCCGACAGCATGTTCAGCAACGAATATCATGCTGAAGTCCGTTGCACGAAATGCGGCTGTCCCGGTGAGAAGGACTTGGAAGACGGCAGCGTCGTCTGGCCCGCCACATGAGCCACACCCTCACCATAGCGCTCACCACCGCGATCTTCACCGCGCTCGTCTTCATCGACGTGCTTCGCGCCAACCGCAGCCAGCCGCTGTTCGGGCCAAGCCTGCGCCATCGCGACGAGCAGGGCTCGGGCGACGTGCGGGGCGAAGGGCTGTTCCTTACAAATCATAATTCGGGAGATACCCGTGGCTGATCATACCGTCGTTGCTGCAACGCAGCGTTTAAGCAAACAGCAGTTGCACGCAAAAGTGATGCGCGGCTGGAACCGGATCATCGACAAGATTGGGAAGGGCGCGTTTGCCGACCGTCTTGGCTGCTCATCGGTCGCGATCGACAAGCAGCTCGTCGGCTCAATGCCTGGTCTAGAAATGATCGACGCTGCGTTCGCGATCGATCCCACGGTGCTCGACGACTGGTTCAAGCATCACGGCGTACGTCTCGTCACGAACGAGGCTGTTTGCGATGTCGACGATCTTGGCCTGCTGATGGCCCGCGTGTTGGTCATGATCCAGGAGGCAGAACATCCCGACAGCCCCGGCGGTCGCCAGATCATCCACACCGAATACCTGAACGGCGAGCGGCTGATGCGCGAGATCCACACGGCTTCCGGTCGCTGGATCGATCGCTGCTCGGAAATCCGTCGTCCTCGCGAGGTGGCGGCATGAGCGTCGAGACAACCCTAGCCGACCGCGGTGTCTCGTACGGCGAGTACACAGACGGCGCCAAGATCGCGATGGACCTGTTCGGCATCGTCCAGGCTACCCCGTCGTACGGCAGCATGTCGGAAGACAAGCAGTACGCGATGTTCATGTTCTGCGCGAAGATGGCGCGGCTGCTGAACGGTGACGCGAACCATAAGGATTCGTGGCACGACATCGCCGGATACGCGACGCTGGCGCATGACCGTTGCGTCGAAGTGTCGGCATGAAGCCCGCAACCCTCACCCCCGCCGAACAGGCGGCAGTCCGCATCCGCATCGCAGCCGGCGACACAGCGCGCGACATCTCGGAATCGCTCGGCATCGTTCGCAAGACGTTGTTGGCCGCGGTCAAGCGCTACGGCCTAGGGCCGTGGCTGGTACGCGGTTCCGACCGTCGCGGCCCTCCTGCCGACTTTGCCGAGATGGCGGCGAAACTGAGCAACCCGCAACTCGCTAAGCATTACGGCTGCGGCACTTGCTTGCCCGAACGTTGGCGTAAAGAGCTCGGTTTGGCCGGAGGTCCGCGTCTTCAGGTCGGGCCTCCGCGCCGCCCAATGCCGGAAGGTTTTGCGACGTACGCACCAGGCCGATCAGTTCGTCATCTCGCCGAACACTACGGAATGTCGACTGCGCTGATCGCTCGGTTTCGTACGGAAGCGGGGCTTGATGCTGGCCACTTCGGTCGCCGCGCCGGTTGTGTCGTCCTCGCGCCGCTCGTCACCAACGCCTATATGGCCGCACCACTGAACCGCCCGGTTCGTGACGGCTCGCGCGCCGGAATGGCTGCAGACTACCTGCGCAAATATGGTGCGGTCTATCGCTGCACGCCGATGGGCGCGGCTGATCCCAAGGGTTCGCACTGGCGCCGCGGGTCGGCGATCCTGACCGATGCCGAGATCATCCAGCGTGCTGAGTACAACGGGTTCGACGCTGACGCCTGGAAGCGCGTCGCATGACCGACGCCCCGAAAGCCGCCCGCAACGCCAAGATCATGCGCGACGTCTACAAGAAGCTCGCGTCCACCACGACGAACCCGCGCACCATGACCGCCGCCCTGTCGATGGTGTTCGCCGATGATGCGGACCTCGACGTCGTGTTTCGGTCGATCGCGATATGAGGCGCCTCCAGCGCCACGCTAAGCCGCAGCGCACGCAGGCGGACAAGAAGCTCGAGGCGATCAACTTCGTCTGGTGCGCAATGGATCACGTCATTCGCGACCAGTCCGTGTCCGGGGCGTCGATCGCGCTGATGAAGGGCGTGACGAAGGCAGCCGACATTGCTGAAATCGCCGGCGCGCTTGCCTCTCGCCGCGAAGGGCTGGGCGCATGAACGCGCTGGCCCACTTCGACGCGCTCGAGACTCCGCTCAAGCCCGTCCTGGATCCGCGCGTGTTCGTGGAGCCGAAGGACAAGGGAAAGGCATCCGAGACCGTACGCCAAGGCGAGTGGGTCAACCACATGCACAAGCATGCACGAGGTGTCCTCGTCTTCGCAATCCCGAACGGCACGAACATACCCAGCTTCGCTGGCCGCGCCAAGATCAAGAAGGAAGGGCTCTATACGGGCTTTCCCGACACTGGCGCGGTCTGGGGCAGCGGTACCGCCTACCTCGAGTGGAAGGACGGTGATGGCTCGCCGCGCGATGCTCAGATCGAATGCCTGAACCGGCTGATCGAGATGGGCTACCCTTGCGGCGTGTTCCGTACCGCTGAGGCTGCGGTGAATTGGCTAGCTTCGGTCGGTTGCCCGGTGCGGCCTGTTCAATGAACGCGCCAGCCAACATCCCACTTCCCCAGCGCATCCGGCTCGACGAGTTGCCGATCGAGGCGACGTACCGCCACGCGATCAGCATTCACTGCCCGAACATCGACGAGATGGAGATGGCGGCGCGTGTCGATCTGGCGGGCATGCGTGATGCGGCGATGGCTGGCTTCTACCGGGCCTCACCGAGCGCCCAATCTCTTCTCCGCGAGGTCAGCAACCTCGCCATGAACGCGGTCTACGCGCCGCTTCCGACCAGCCGGCTCCTGCACATCAGAGCCGCCCTCAAACTCACGATGATGGCCGCTCGCGAGATCGAGCGGGTTCAACGGGATGGATGACGATATGAATGATCCCGACAACATGAACAGCTATCTGGACGAGGCCGAAGGGTCTTGGACCGAGGAAGATCTGGGCAACGTTTTGCCGTTCCGCCCGAAGGGTGAAGCGCGCGCCGTCGCGAATCCCGATCTTCCGGTTATCACCCTCCAGGCGGGCGAGCTGCACAACATCGCGACGGAGGCGGAAGCCGCCCTCATACAGTCCGACACCCAGTTCTATGTTCGCAGCGGGCGACTTATGCGGCCTGTCATTGACGACATGCCCGCATCGCATGGGCGCCGCACGAAGGTCGCTCGCTTGGCCGAAGTGACGGGCCCCGTCGTCATTGATCACCTTTCGCGTTCCGCGGTGTGGCTCAAGTACGACGGCCGGACCAAGAAGATGGTTGCCGCGGATCCTAAGCCCGAGGTCGCGTCAACGATCCTGTCTCGCGATGGCGAGTGGCGTTTCCCTCGCCTAGCCGGTGTCATCACGACGCCCACGCTGCGCCCTGATGGCACTGTGCTGATGGAGCCTGGTTACGACGAGGCAACCCAGTTGCTGCTGCTGGATCCGCCGGCGATGCATCCGATCGCGTCGCGGCCGAGCAAGAAGCAGGCGCAATCTGCTTTGGCGTTTCTGGATACCCTGCTCGACGAGTTCCCATTCGTTGACCAGGCGAGCCGATCGGTTGCGCTGTCGGCGCTGATCACACCGGTCGTGCGTGGCGCTATTTCGGTTGCGCCCATGCACGTCACGCAAGCCCCCGTCGCGGGATCGGGCAAGAGTTACATCATCGAGCTCGCATCCGCGATCAACAGCGGGGAACATGCACCAGTCCTCAGCGCCGGCAAGAGCGAGGAAGAGATGGAGAAGCGCTTAGTCGGTGCGCTGCTCTCGGGTCAGACTTTCATCTCGCTGGACAACGTCAACGGCGAGCTCGGGGGCGACTTCCTGTGCCAAGTCATCGAGCGGCCTGTCGTTGCGGCGCGCCCTCTTGGCCAGTCTGCCTTTATCAAGATCGAAAGCCGGGCAACCTGCTTTGCGACCGGTAACAATATCCGGCTTGTCGGAGATATGACCCGGCGCGTTATCGTCTGCTCACTGGATCCGGACATGGAGCGGCCCGAGCTGCGGACGTTCAAGGGTGACCCGTTCGACGCAGTGCTGAAGGAGCGGGGCAAGTATGTCTCAGCCGCTCTCACCGTTGTGCGGGCCTATGTCGTTGCAGGGTTCCCCGGTGTGCTGCCGCCTTTGGCCTCGTTCGAGGAATGGAGCCGCTTTGTACGGTCGGCGCTGGTCTGGCTGGGGCGCCCTGATCCCATCGAAACGATGGAGCGTGCTCGCGCTGATGACCCGGTCAAAACCGCTTTGATCAACCTCTACAACGGTTGGTACGATGCAGTTGGTTCTGCGGCGCAGACGACCAGCGAGATCGTTACCGCAGCCACGACGCGCATGTTCGACAGCCTTGCGCACCCGGCGCTGCACGACGCCCTCACCGACGTCGCTGACGACCGCAGGGGCGGCATCGCGACCAAAACCCTCGGCCGGTATCTGGCCACCCATAAGAACCGCGTGGTCGACGGTCTGAAGATGGTCGAGGCCGGAAAAGACCGCACAAAGAAGGCCTTATGGAAGGTGGTGAAGGTATGACCGCGCCCTTTCATGCAGGATTTGCAGGATTTGCAGGATCACTTTCAGCCACGTGGGTGAGAATGTCAGGTGACAGTTTGGGAGGTCAGGGGAAATCCCATCCTTCAAATCCTGCTCTTCCTGCATCGGTGCGTGGTCGATGAAGATGCCGTTGACCGATTTCATCATCGCCATGCTGCGAGCGGACCCGTCAGCGATCAGACGCGCGGACCCCACCAAGCTCGCCGCCAAGTATGACATCAGCCCCGACCACGCCGCTGGGTATCTCGCCCACCACTGCGGATCGCCAATGTCCCCCGTTACGAATGAAGGAGCAGGAAGATGAGTGATTACAAGCCCGAACTAGTCGAACGGATGGTGGACCTGGTCCGCGGCATGGCATCGGATGCAACCGTATTCCCGTCGCTATCGAGCATGGATCACTACACGGAAGCTCGGAACATCGCTGAGCGTCTGCCCGATATAACTGACCCGGATTTGATTGAGGCGCGCGAAATGCTCCTGCAAGAGCCTTCCATCCACGCGGATGGCATTCGGTGGCACGCTGACGATTTTGAGTTTGTTAGCGGTCTGATGTGCGCTGCCATCAAACGTGGTCGCACCCTCACCACCCCGGCCACCTCCGCATGACGCTTCATCTTTGTTTTGGGTTGGGGGAGTAGGGGGATGGGCAGCGATGCCGAGCTGATGCGCCAGTTCCGCGAACGTGCGGGATCGTGCGGGCTGTACCTCGACGCGGACAAGGCGCCTGATGGGTATCTCGGACACTGGCAGGCGATCTGCGCATGGGAGCAGGTCAAGTCCAAAGCGGGCGATCCGATCTACCCGCAAGAGCTTCGGGCCAAGATCCACGAGATCGCCGGCAGCGTGCCTGATCCGATGGCGGCGTTTGCGGTGAACACCACCAGAATTGACAGGCCTTTGAACGAGACCACCGGAATAGGAGGGCTTGAGGTATGACGACCACCCGCATGCGCCGATACGAACAGGTTGCGACCTACTGCCGCCAGTTCTTCGACCAGACCGGCTCTGTGCCGTCCTACAGCACGATCGCAAGCGCGTTGGGCATCTGTGACCGCGCGACCGTCCGGCAGCACGTTGTGGAGGCTGAGAGGCGCGGCCTGCTGCACCGAGCGGGCACGCCGGTCGGTGGCTCGGGTCGCACGCAGGGGCAGCGGATACGATTGGGGCGGGCTGATGAGGCTCAGGTTGTGGTGATCAAGATGGGGCGGGACCTCGTGGCTGAAGTAGGTAGGGAGTAGCGACATGGCTGGAGGAGGTGCAAAACCGGGCGAGCGTCGGGGCGGACGAGCTAAGGGCACGCCGAACAAGCGGACGGCTGAGAAGGTCGCCGAGGTCGAGGCGTCTGGCCTAACACCGCTCGATTTCATGTTGAACCTGATGAGAAAAGAGAGTGAAGACATGGCCTTACGGTTCGACGCGGCCAAGGCTGCTGCTCCGTACGTTCATGCCCGCTTGTCATCCATTGACGCAAACATTGACCTAAACGGGCAACTCGTCATCCAGATCAACAAGCCCGTCTGATGCCGGTCATCAACATACCGAACGATTGGGCACCGCGCGATTATCAGGACCCGCTCTGGCGCTACATGCATGCCGGTGGTCGCCGCGCGATTGCCGTCTGGCCTCGCCGTCACGGTAAGGACGACGTGGGGATGCATTACGTGGCCTGCGCTGCCCATGAGCGCGTAGGCACGTACTGGCACCTTTTGCCGCAGCAGAACCAGGCCCGCAAAGCCATCTGGGACGCCGTGAACCCGCACACCGGGCGCCGGCGTATCGATGACGCGTTCCCGGCCGCGATCCGTGAGACGACGCGTGAGGTCGACATGCTCATCCGCTTCAAGAACGGATCGACGTGGCAGGTAATCGGCTCGGATAACTTCGACGCGCTGGTCGGCACGCCTCCTATCGGTGTTGTGTTCTCCGAGTGGGCGCTGTCCAATCCACAGGCGTGGTCGCTCATTCGCCCGATCCTGCTCGAGAACGACGGGTGGGCGATGTTCAACACCACGCCTCGCGGTCGCAATCATGCCTACCGCATGTACGAGATGGCCAAAAACTCGCCGGAGTGGTTTGCCGAGAAGCTACAGGCGGACCAGACCACCGTGTTCACCGCAACGCAGCTACGAACCGAGCGCGAGGAGCTTATCGCCGAGCGTGGCGCCGACGACGGCGAAGCGATCTACGATCAGGAATACATGACGAGTTGGTCGGCCGGCCTGCCTGGCGCGTACTACGCCAAAACGATCGACGGTATCGAGGCTAAGGGTCAGATCGGCAAGGTCCCGCACAATCCTGCCAAGCAGGTGCACACGGCGTGGGATCTTGGCGCGAGCGATCAGACCGCAATCTGGTTTCTGCAATGGACCGGTTCAGGCTGGGCGTTCATCGACTACCTTGCGTCGAGCGGGAAGGGCCCCGGCTGGTATTGGCAGCGCATGCGGGGGTTTGCCGAGACCGACGAGGAATTGGCACTAGTCGCGCACCGTCGGGCATACAACTTCGGCGAGCATCTGGTCCCGCACGATGCCGATCACGAGCGTATGGGTATCGGGGTGATGGAGGCGACATCGATCGCCGGCACAATGGGTACGATCGGAATGAAGAACGTTCGCGTCGTGCCGCGCACCAAGTCGGTAGCGAACGACATCAACGAGGTTCGCAAGATGCTTCCGATCAGCTTTTTCGACCAGGAGCGGTGCGCGCTCGGCATTGATGCGCTGCGGGCATACCGTCGAGAGTGGGACGAGAAGCACCGGGTCTACCGCGACAAGCCGCTGCATGACTGGTCATCGAACCCTGCTGACGCATACCGTACGTTCGCGATGGGAAAGCCGCGTGACATTGAGGTCTATTACGACGAGGACGACGCCGATTATGGTGGCCGTGAGCGCAACAGCAACACGGGATATTAAGCCCGTTTGAGTGTCCGAGAAGGATACTTATCGGACGCAAGTCCCCGCCAACCTCCTACTATTCGCAACGCCCCCGCAGCCGCATGCCGTCTCCCGTCACAAAGGAGACGGGCATGTCGGACAAGACCCCCACGCAGGCCGAACGCATCGACGAGATCGAGAAGCAGGTCGCGGCCATCAAGGACGCGCTCAAGTCGGCTGATCCCTCGCTGATCGCTGCGGCGCTGGCTGACTAAGTGGGCCCTGTCCCAACCGAAGTGTATCTCGACGATCCCGACGCGTTGATGAACGACGCGCCGGCTGAGGCGGTGTTGGCAGACGAGCCCGACGCCGTTGAGAAGCTGTTGTGGCTCGCGCAGAGCCGAGGCGACATTTCGAGTGCGTGGACAGATGAAGGCCTAACCAAGCTCGGCAGTGATGTCGTGCAGGACTATACCCGCGACAAGAGCGAGCGCGCCGAGTGGGAGCGCATCGTTCTCAAGGCGCAGAAGTCGGCAGCGCAGGAAGCCAAGGGCCAGAAGGACTATCCCTGGAACAAGGCGTCCAACGTTCACTACCCGCTGCTGACCGTCGCCGCGACGCAGTTCAATGCTCGAGCCTATCCCGCGATCGTCAAGGGTGACGAGGCGGTAAGCGTCAAGGTGGTGGGCGCCGACAAGGGCCGGCCGCAGATGATGCAGACGCCGCAGGGTGTCATGCCGGTTCCAGTGATGGGGCCCGACGGTCAGCCTGTCATGGGCGAGGACGGCCAGCCGCAAATCCAGTGGGCGGTTCCTCCCGGCGCCAAGGCATCGCGCGCCAGCCGCGTGAAGGACTACCTCAACACCGTCCTGTTCTACCGCATGAAGGACTGGGAAGCCGACACCGACGCGTTGCTGCTGCAACTGCCGATCGATGGCTGCGCTTTCCGCAAGGTCTGGTACGACGGCGACAAGGACGAACAGTGTTCCGCGCTGGTGTCCGCGCTGCGCATCATCGTGCCGAGCGGGGCCAAGTCCTGCGAGACGACGCCGCGGCTCACTGAGGAGGTCTGCGAGGTCTACCCGTACCAGATCGCTGAGCGCATGCGGTCCGAGTTCTACCGCGAGCAGACGCTGCATACCGAGGGCGAGGATGACCAGGCACCGCGCATGCTGCTGGAGCAACACCGGCTGATCGATGTCGACGGCGACGGGTTGCCAGAGCCGTACATCGTGACGGTGGATCATTCGACGGCGAAGGTGCTGCGGATCGAGGCGAACTTCGGGCCACGCGATGTCGCCATGAACGAGAGTGGCAAGGCGCTGTCGATCACGCGCGGCAAGTTCTACATCAAGTACAGCTTTTTTCCGCATCCGCAGGGCAAGTTCTACGACATCGGCCTGGGGCACCTGCTCGAGCAGATCGGCGACGTGGTCAACACCGCGATCAACCAGCTTATCGATGCCGGCCATGCGCAGGTTGCTGGCGGTGGTTTCATCGCGTCGGGCATTCGGCTGCAGGGCAACGGCCGCACGT